CACCAATACAGATATTAATTTGATATCAACTGGCACTGGCGGCACACAAATTGGTAATGTGAGATTTTCTGACAACAAAATTAACAATGTGGTAGCTGGCGCAGTAACTACTATTGAACAAGTAACTCCAGCAACTACCTGGATTGGCACAATTGCCCAAGGCACGCAAGTAACATTTACTGGACTTGTTGCTGGTACCACATTGTTTGTTTCAACAGCACCAACTGGAACCATTGTTTCAGGACAACTATTAACCGGGCCCGGTGTGCAAGCAGGCACTTATATTGTTAGCAATATCAGCGGCACTGGCACAAGTTCTACCAGCCAATGGGTTGTAAATAATAGTCAAGCCGCTGCCTCAACAACCATGACAGCAACTCCGTTAGTATTAACTGCCAATTCTGTGACTGGTACTATTTCTTATAAAATGGTTGTGACTGGTGGAGTGTCAGTAGGAACTTATATTACTGGATTTGGCACTGGCTCAGGCGGCGCCGGCACATACTATGTGACCCTAACATCGTTAGTGACATCGCCAACAGCCATGTCCGGAACTCCGCTTGGCGGCTATGTAAAGTTTACTGGAACTAACGGAATGGTTATTCCTGTTGGCACTGTTGGTGCTAGACCAAGTCAGGCTGAAGCTGAACAAGGAATGATACGTTACAATACAGAATTAAATCTTGTTGAAATGTGGACAGGCAGTGCATGGTTCAGTGTGGCTGGGTCAGCCGCTGGTGTAACTGCTGACGTTGCAACAGATATTGGAATTGCAACTGCATTAATTATTGGATAACACATGACTACCTATTTTAGAACTACTGCACAAACAAACATAGGAACAACACCAGTAGATGTGTTGGTAACTAGCCCTTCAAACATTTACACTGTGATGGGATTGAACTTGGCAAATACCACAGACTATGATGTGATTGTTGATATCACAGTTACGGATGCGGTACCTAGAACGGCATTTTATATCAAACAGCTGATTATTCCACCGTACACCAGCGCCAAAGTGGTTACCAACGGTGAAAAAATTGTGCTAGCAAACAGTTGCAAACTAACCATAACCAGTGATACTGCCAGCAGTATTGACGCAGTTGCCAGTTATGCTGAGATAGCATAAGGAGAACATTATGTCGGGAAATTATTCATTTGGAAGATCAAAAGACGAACAAATAGGCGGACAGCCTACCTATTTCTACGGTATTAAGCGAAATGATGATGGCGAAATTACACTTACTCGTGTTAACCAGTTGAGCCGTACTGATTCTATTGCAATCAACAATCCAGGCGACATTGACAACAACTACGAAAATTTTGAAATTGGAACTGATTTCTTTGAAGGCAGAGATGTGTTCCATAACATTGTGTATGAAAACTTGTTGTATGAGCAATATCGCTGGGACGAAAGAAACGTGTACTATTATGTTGATCCAGCCAGCGGCCAGCTGATAGCTCGAATAAATACAAAATACACATATCCAAGCGGTATTTCGTCAACATAACTTAAGAGAGAAACATGGCCGATTTTAAAATAGCAAAAATTAGATATACCTGGAAGGGTACGTGGAGTGGAACCACACAGTATGTGAGAGACGACATTGTCTATTACGGCGGAAAATCTTATGTTTGTTTTGTAACACACACTGCATCAACTACATTTCTTGTTGATTTAACAGCAACACCTCTACGCTGGGTACTGATGTTTGATGGAGGTTCGTGGAGAGGAGTATGGTCAACCACAACTTCGTACAATCCCGGGGATATAGTACGATATGGTGGTATTGTATATAAAGCAATAACAAATCATACCAGTGCAGCCACAACTGTGTTAGGATTAGAAGCCAATCAGGCTGCATGGACTGTTTTAGCAAAAACTGAAGATTGGAAAAATTTATGGACAACTTCAACTCAATATAAAATCAATGATGTAGTAAAATACAATGCAAGGGTTTATCGATGCATAACCAACCACACTAGTGCCATCGGCACTGACCAAGGGTTAGAAGCAAACATTGGCAATCGGGAACTAGTACTAGCCCAAGTTGAATACAAATCCTCATGGGCCTCATCAAATCAATACAATGTTGAGGATGTTGTAAAATATGGCGGCACATTATGGAAATGTAAAGTCAAACACACATCATTGACTTTATTTGATACAGCAAACTGGGATGTATACATAGACGGTCTGCAATGGGAATCTCAACCGTGGAGTAATCTTTCAACTTACCAACAAGGCGACATTGTTGGATACGGCGGCTATGTTTATCGAGCATTACAAAACAACATTAATCAACAACCACAGGCAAGTGCCAATGCATATTGGTCGTTAGTGACCGAAAATTACAATTTCCAAGGCAATTGGGTAGCAGTTAATCCACTTACCCTACTATCTCAAACATATAAAGTTGGTGATGTTGTTAGGTTGGGCGGCTACCTGTACTTGGCAACAGCAAACAGCACAGCAATCGAACCTCCCAACGGTTCCTACTGGAGTGTACTGAATCAAGGCACTGCATGGCGTGGCCTATGGAGACTGTATGATGCAGATCCAATTACTAGTGCGTTAACCGTTCCTGTTGCATTTAAACTTGGGGATCTTGCAACTCAAGGATCTACCACATACGAATGTAAATTAGCACACACCGCATCAACGCCAACGGCACCTGCAACTGATGTAGCGGGCGCTGGCAATTATTGGAAAATATATGTTGACGGCGTAGCATCTAACGTGTTAATCAACCAAGGAGATATTGCTTGGTATAACGCAGGCAGTAAACAACGTCTTCCAGTAGGTACTGACGGACAATTGCTACGTGCAAATGCCAGCGGTGCATTGACATATACGTCATGGGGAGTTGTTCCAAAAGTTTATTATGTTGCTCCTACAGGAACGGATAATGAAATATTAGGTTACGGAGTTTCTTTAGATAAACCATTTAGAACTGTAAAATATGCCTGCGACAGAGTTACTGGTCTTGCCACTATTTTTATTAAAACAGGAATTTACAGCGAAATTCTTCCAATTACTATTCCAGCAGATGTGGCGTTGGTAGGTGATGAGTTGCGCAGTACTGTGATACAACCAGCCAGCGGCTACACTACCAGCAACATGTTCTATGTACGCAACGGATCTGGTATTCGCAACATGACCCTGCAAGGACTTACAGGGTCGTTGGGAGCAGTTAATTCTTACCTAACCAAACGTCCCACAGCAGGTGCATATGTGAGTTTGGATCCTCAAGGTTCAACTGTGGCAGGTGCAAGAATAACAAATAAATCCCCTTATATTCAAAATGTTACTGCAATTGGTACTGGATGCGTTGGAATGAAAGTTGACGGCAATCTCCACCCAACCGGTAATAAATCTATAGTGGCCAACGACTTTACACAAGTTATTAGTGATGGTATTGGCATGTGGATTACTAATCGAGGAAAAGCAGAAATAGTGTCATGTTTTACCTATTATTGTCATATTGGCTATCTTGCAGAAAATGGAGGCAAGATCCGTGCCACCAACGGCAACAATTCGTACGGAGATTTTGGCGCAGTTAGCGAAGGATCAAATTCAGAAGAAGTTCCTATCACGGCCCTAGTTAACAATCGCAGTCAACAAGCATCTGTTGGATCAGTATTCACAAACGGTTCACAAATAATTGCTTTAGAATATACCAATGCTGGCCAAAATTATGACTCTAATGCAACATATGCATTTATTGGGTCAGGGTCAGGAGCAACAGTATCGTCTGCAAATGTCACAAACGGCGGCATTTTTGAAATTCGGCTACGTGACCCGCTCAACGGTGATAGTCCGGGCGGCAGTGGATTCACAAATGTGCAATCGTATGCACAAATTGGTTCCACAACCGGAACAATTACCTTGGCAGCAGGTGATTCTAATGTACAGTCAACCTATCTTGGGATGAGAATAGTTGTTATCTCAGGCAAAGGCGCTGGTCAATACGGATACATCCAAGCATACAACCCAACTACCAAAATCGCAACTATCTATAAAGAAACGAATGCAACTCAAGGCTGGGATCATATTCTTCCCGGCAGTGCTTTGTTCACTCTAGACACAACCAGTCAATACAGTATTGAACCTCGAGTTGTTATAGCCGCACCAAGTAGTGGCACACAAGCAATTGCTAGAGTATTTGTGGCCGGCGGCAGAGTTGGTGGATTTAGAATAATCAATCCAGGATCGGGATATAACATATCTAGCCCACCAACAGTAACATTGACATCGCCAGGACAATCAGTTGCCACATACACTGTGCGTGTTGGCAACAGCGTATTGGGACAACCCACATTCAGCAATAGCGGAACAGCATACTTAACTGCAACCGCAACTGTATCAGGTGTGGGTTATGCTGACAGTTTCCAATCTGGTGCGTATTTATACGCATCTGATGTAGGTATAGTGCCTACGCCTGGCGCAAATATTCAAATTACTGGAGTAACAACAGTATTCAGATTAGTTACAGTGGATCAAATCAGTGGCTCAGGGCCTTATTCGTGTAGACTGCAATTAAATCCTGTGCTTGAATTAAGAGATGCTCCTGCTCATGCAACTAGCATACAGATCAGATCAGATTACAGTCAGAATCGATTGACTGGCCATGATTGGTTAGAAGTAGGTACAGGAAATTTTTCAGTTACTGATTATCCTCGTGTGGACACTACCACTGTACGCAGTGGAAATCTTGCAGTAGAAAGTGGCGGCGGCAGATGTTTTTATACAGCAACAGATCAAGACGGCAATTTCCGAGTTGGTAACTTATTCAAAGTAGAACAAGCCAGCGGAATTGCCACACTAAACGCTAGTTTCTTTGACTTAAACGGATTGACTCAACTCACACTTGGTGGGATTGTGCTAGGCGGTACCAGTGCCACAGTTACTGAAATTTCAACTGATGCCACATTACCGTTGAATTCAGACAGTGTAATTGTTACTCAAAGAGCACTGAAGTCTTTTATCTCATCAAGGATTGGTGGCGGTGGCGCAACTATCAATGCCAATACTGTGGTAAGCGGACAAATTTCATTTAATCAAACCACATTAGGAAATGTAGTATCTTCAAACATATCAAACACTGATCCAGCATTGTCTATACAATTTAAAACTAAAGTTAATTTTACAGGCGGAGTGGATGGTGGTATGCTGGCTAGTGCATTTTTTATGGCGCATCAGCCTTAAATCATTATTGATAAATAATAATAACGTTAAATTTGGAGTAGAAAATGGCAGAATTTAAATTAGGTAGAATTAGATTTGTATGGAAAAATACATGGGCCGGCGTCGGCACCACCTATATCAAAGACGATGTGGTTCGTCACGGTGGTAAAACATATGTTTGTGTTCTGGGACATACTGCTACTTCGAACTTTTATACAGACTTGATTGCAAATTGGAATTTAGCATCCGATGGGCAAGCATGGCTAGGTAACTGGGCCGGCACAACTGTTTACAAAATTGGCGACATTGTAAAATATGGCGGCATTGTGTATATTTGTAATCTTGGTCATACCAGTCAGTCTACTTTAGACGCTGACCTTGCTAAATGGGACACCTTTGCATCTTCGTTTGACTGGAAAGATGCATGGTCAATCAGCACAATATATAAGATTGGCGACATTGTAAAATATGGTGCAACACTTTACAGATGTAAAGTAGGGCATACCAGTGCAGGAACACTTGCATTAGGCCTTGAAAACGCTGGCACTGATTTAGTCAAGTGGGACATAGTTAATCAGAGTTTTGATTACAAGGGAACATTTGCAACTACAACCCGATATAAGAATAATGATGTTGTGAAATACGGCGCAGGCCTATGGATTTGCACAGCATATCACACATCAACTTCATCATTTGACAATACCAAATGGAGTCAGTTTGTTGAAGGTTTGGAATTTGAAGATTCGTGGAACTCGTCAACTGTGTATCAATCAGGCGACGTTGTTACATACGGCGGCTACTCTTTTGTAGCAATACAAAATCATACCAACCAAGTTCCGTCAACTGCAACAGCATTTTGGTCACTGTTCAGCACAGGGTTCTTGTTCAGCGGCGCCTGGGCCTTAACCACAGCATATAAAGTTGGTAATGTTGTACGATTAAACGGATACACTTACCTAGCTACTGCTGACCACACTGCTACCTCAGGAAACAAACCAGCCAATACAGCTTTTTGGCAACAACTTAACCCAGGTTTTAAATGGTTAGGCACCTGGACAACTGCTACAGACTACCAACTGGGCGACAGTATCAAGTATGGAAACAATTCATATACTTGTATACAAACACACATTGCGGGCACTGGCAACAGACCAGACAATGATGTGTCAGCAACCTTTTGGAATTTGTTAACGGGCGGTGTTGAAAGCTCAGTGATGACTACACAGGGTGACATTACTTACTACGGTGGAAGTGGTCCAGCAAGATTGCCTATTGGCACAGACGGACAAGTGCTACGTGTAACTGCCGGCAACCTTACTTGGGACACATTTGGCGATATTAATAATGTTTATTATGTTGCTCCAACAGGTACAGATGCAACCGGCTATGGAAAAACATTAGACAAACCTTTTTTAACCGTAAAATATGCGTGTCAAATTGCAGCCCTTGGCACTCAATATACTACTGCTAACGCTCTAATTGGAAATAATATCACGTGGTTGCCTCGCGAAATGTATCAATACATGATCTATGCTAAGGCTAATAGTCTTGACGGGTTCACCCCAAGCTCAGTATTTGACGCAACTTCTACTATTCGAGATGCTAATATTGTTATAAATGCTATTCGTCAAGACATGACCAATAACAGCAATCAACAAACTGTTATTGCCGCAAATGCATATTTTAGCGGCCCAACAACATATTACAACGCCGCAACAGCCGCGTCAATGCCGTTTATTATTGCGGGCTTGACTAAGTTGAGAGAGTTAATGCTTGCCGCAGTGGCAAGAACTGCGCCAAGCAACAATTATCAAACTTTAACTAGTTATACCCCAGCAATTGCATTTTCAAGTGCAGGTTCGGCCGCAGAAAACAATGCATCGTCCACAATTACCAATTTGATGGGTATAGTACTAAACGCATTAACAGCACAAAGCACAGCTGGAATTCCAACACCAACTACTGGTTCATTTAATTCTATCTTTATTAAGACTGGTACGTACAGCGAAATTCTTCCTATCAGTGTTCCAGAAAATACTGCGTTGATTGGTGATGAGTTACGCGGCACGGTAATACAGCCAGCCAGCGGATACACTACCAGCAACATGTTCTATGTACGCAACGGATCTGGTATTCGCAACATGACACTGCAAGGACTGAGTGGCACCCTTGGCACCGCTAATGCATACGGCACTCAGCGTCCCACAGCCGGCGCATATGTGAGCTTGGATCCAGGCACTGGCCCTGAGGACACAACTGTTTGGATTGTTAGAAGAAGCCCATACATACAAAACGTCAGTGCATTTGGTACTGCCTGTGTTGGAATAAAAGTAGACGGTTCATTACACAACGGCGGCAACGATTCTATTGTGGCCAACGATTTTACCATGATTGTTAGTGACGGTATTGGATATTGGATTACCAATTTGGGAAGATCAGAACTAGTGTCATGTTTCACATACTATGCACACATTGGATACCTTGCAGAAAATGGTGGCAAGATTCGTGCCACCAACGGCAACAACTCATATGGTAAATTTGGATCAGTATCAGAAGGAGTTGACGCTAACGAAACACCAGTCACAGCCACAGTAAACAACCGAGCATTGCAAGCAGTTGTTAGCAATACATTTACCAATGGTAACGGCATTTTAAGAGTAGAATACGCCAATGCTGGTAATTCTTATGCCAACACTGGAACAAGCTATACGTTTAACAGTGCAAGCGGTATCAATGCAACTGTTATTGGTGACGAAGTTCGCGATAATGCTGTATTTGAAAATAGAATGTTAACCAGCGGTACTGGATATGTTTCAGTAGTCAACGTGGCACAATCTGGCACACTAACTGGTATTACTATTGCAGCCGCTGACACTTCAATCAGTGCGGCATATATTGGCATGCGAATCATTATGACAAGCGGTGTGGCCGTGGGACAATTTGCGTATTTCACTTATTACAGTTCGGGTACCAAAACAGGTATCATTGCAAAAGAATCATTCAAAATAGTAACTGCATCAGCAGTAACAGCCACAGGTGCATTAATTACTGTTCCGAGTACCGCAACATTCTACGTAGGTATGCCAATCACATTTACTGGCACTACAATTGGTGGATTTGCATTGGCAACTGTGTATTACGTTGCATCTATTAATATTGCAACCAATCAAATTGCTATCAGCGAAACGTCAGGCGGCGCTGTAATTTCAACAGGTTTGTCAAATGCCACTGCTAGTACCATGGTTATACATGCCGCAGGTTGGGATCATGTGGTGCCAGGCACTACTATTGTGGGCGGCATGGACTCAACTACCACATACAGCATTGAACCAAGAATACAATTTACAGAAGGTGCATTCACAACCACCGCAAGAACTATGCCAAGCACTGCTAAACAGTGGACTTCTGTGGCGTATGCCGCAGGCAATGGCAGATTTGCCGCAGTTGCCGCAGGTACAAATGCGTCAGCAACATCTATAAATGGCTTTAATTGGTCCGCAGGCGGAACTATTCCCGGCGGAACTAATTGGGTCAGCGTTGCCGCTGGCGTTATTAGTACAGTTACATATCATGTTGCTGTAAACGGCGGTGCTGGCAGCACAGTAGCCGCATACAGCACAGACGGTGGCGGCACTTGGACAGCAATGACTGGCTTGCCAGCAGGTAACTGGACCAGTGTGACATTTGGCAATGGTAAATTTGTTGCAGTATCTAACGGCAGTACAACTGCATACAGCACGACAGGAACAAGTTGGGTTAACGGTGGCAGCGCCATCAGTAACAACTACGTATCAGTAGTGTACGGCAGCGGCCCAGCAAAATTTGTGGCTATTGCAGGTGGTAGTCTTGGTACATCACAAGCCACTGCATATTCAGTAGACGGAGTTTCTTGGAGCTCAGGCACGTTGCCTGCTCTTGCTTACTGGACCAGTGTGGCTTACGGCAATGGTAGGTTTGTTGCAGTAGCGCAAGGTAGTACATCAACAGCATATTCTTTAGACGGTATAGCGTGGACTACTCCAGCAACCGTATTACCACAAGTGTCTGCTTGGAGCAACATCAAATATGGCCAAGGCAGTTTCTTAACAACAGCTGGAAAACTAACACCCACATTTGCTGGCACAATACCTAG